GTAACGCTTTAGCTATCGCTAAAACCTCACACCCACGAGAAATTATTAACCGTAACTTGTCTTCTAACTTTGGTAAAATGATCAAAAAGAAGCAAGTTAAGAAACCCAAGTCGTCTAGCAAAATGATTATTGCTAAAGCTCCTGCCAGTCAATCTATGATTGTTAAGAATTCCCCTTACGTTTATCGTGGGGGCTCCGGGTTGACCGTTACTCACCGAGAGTATTTAGGCGATGTCTCCAGTACTGGTACCACATTTAATGTGGAGCAGTTTGCAGTCATTCAGCCAGGTGACCCGGAGAGCTTTCCATGGCTGAGTGCTATTGCTGGCAGATTTGAGAAGTATTCGTTGAAGAATTTAAAGGTGTCGTACGTTCCTACTTGTGCATCGACTACAGCTGGTTCTGTTATGCTAGCATTTGATCAAAATGCAGCTCGTACAGTGCCACAGTCTAAGATACAGATGCTTGAGTACAAAAGTTCTGCTAAGGCCGCTGCTTGGTGTCCATGTGAGTTCCAGGCTCAATGTCCATCAGGTCAGAAATACACTTTGCTTGGTAATAATTACTCACCTAATGTTTACTACAGCAGTAATCTGACTGGGTCTACCCTTATCACTGCTAGTGATATTAAGACTTTTGCTGCAGGTCAACTTTTTGTTGCTTGTGATGCTGTTGCTGCTGGGACCGTCGGGGAGGTCTATATTGACTACACAATAGAGTTTACTGCTCCAGGTGTGTATTCTCTCCCCAACGTTGCTGGCCACATTTACCAAGCGACTTCAAACACTACAGGTTCACAAATATTCAATGTGTATCCTACGACGCCTACTTACACCACCGGAACGTTGTTTATGTTCCCTGGTACCACAGCAAATCAAGTTATTGTTCCTGATATGCCGGCTGGTCAATGGATGGTTTGGTTGTCGTATGGTGCACAGGCTGCAGATACTGGTACTATGTCATTTTCGGTACCAACAGGTTATACTGTCAACACCCCGGCTTTGGCGAATGGTAATCCTACTGAGAATGCTCACTCCGGTACTGTGACTATTATCGCCGCTGCAGTCCAAACTGTACAACCATGTACTCTCACAATAACCTTGCACAATACGAATTGTACGGCTTCTTGTGGCGCTTCTCTTCGAATCTTCCCTTACGACGTTTTAACTTGGGGGTGATTGCTCGTTGGTAAAGACACCATGATGCATGGTGTGTGAGTGTGTGTGCGTATTTTATTAAAACAAAAATAAAAATGAATTAAACTTACATTATCCTTCAGTAAACGGCGTCTAGGGGGGGTCATTAAATATACCCTGACGCAAAACA